CTCAAGTGGCGATAGCGCTATATCAACTGCATATGTGGCTATTGCAAACATCCTCAATGGCCGTGCTGATAGTTTACTTACTAGGATGGATATTCTCGACATTGTTAATCATCTTGGTACTATTCTATCCAGTCGTCGTAGTGCAGAAATTGCTTTGTTCGACTATGGACAACCCGAATGGGAAGAATTTGCCGTAGCAAAAAAAGATTGGTGGTTGTATAACAATAGTCATCGCCAACAATCTAACAATTCACTAGTATTTAAAGAGAAGCCATTAAAAGCTGACTTACAAAAGATTTTTGATCTGATGTTAGAAGCGGGCGGATCAGAACCAGGATTTATCAATGAAGTTGAAGCTTTACGACGTGCCCCTTGGTTTAAAGGAGCAAACCCCTGTGTTGAAATCTTACTTGGAAACAAATCTTTCTGTAATCTCACAGAAACTGATATTGCCAAGTTTAAAGGAGACACGGCAGGACTTCACACTGCCATTCGCTTGGCCGCTAGAGCCAACTACAGACAAACTTGCGTTAACTTACAAGACGGCATATTACAAGAATCTTGGCACTTAAACAACTACTTTATGCGTTTATGCGGAGTAGGTTTAACAGGTATTGCTAAACGCCCTGATATGAATGGTTATGACTATGAATATTTAAAGCGTACTGCAACTGGTGCTGCTATTGGTATGGCTCAAGAACTTGATTTGCCATCACCTAAAAATATTACTTGTGTTAAACCTAGTGGCACACTATCCAAAATCATGGATACCACAGAAGGAATTCACAAGCCCCTAGGAAAGTATATTTTCAATAATGTCCAGTTCAGTAAATTTGATCCTATTGTTGAAGTACTGCGCGATGCTAATTATAACGTTGTTAATCACCCCACTGATGATAGCGGTGTACTTATTACATTCCCTGTTGAGTGGGCTGATGTGCCTTTCCATAAAGTTGCTGGAAAAGAAGTCAATCTTGACACAGCAGTCGAACAGCTCGAAAAATACAAGTTGATTCAGACTAGTTGGACTCAACAAAACACTAGTGTAACAATTAGTTATGATCCTAGTGAAGTTCCCGCAATCATTGATTGGTTATTAGACAACTGGGACTGTTATGTAGGTGTTAGTTTCATCTATCGTACCGATCCTACTAAAACAGCCAAAGATTTAGGTTACTTATACCTACCCCAAGAAGTTGTGGATGAACAAACATTCCGCAATTATGTACAACAGCTTGCTCCTGTTAGCTTAGAAAACGCCAATAGTTTTGATGAAATTATGGGCGAAGACTGTGCTACTGGCGCTTGTCCAATCCGTTAATAAAACACATGAATAAACCAACATTTACATTTACAGATATTTCGTTTGATGAAGCCAATATTATTTTAGCAGGCTTGCAGGAACTTCCTGCTAAAGTTGCTAATCCATTGACGCAGAAACTTCAAGCGCAAGCACAGGGTCAGATGCCAAAAGGCGAAGCCCCCGCAGATACTCCAGAAGAGTAAGCAAAATAAAAGCCCCTAAGTTTAATAGCTTGGGGGCTTTTTCTATTTGGAACATAATTTCTTAGTAATGTGCATTTTAATTCCTGCAACCAGAAAATTAAAGTTGTTGTGGTATATCAAACATGCTATAATAGTTACGGCTAATAAACTTTAAAGGAATAAAATTATGGCAACAATGAGACCTTACTTGGTGTATACATACAACCAAACACCAGACAGTGATAGCGAAGAATACAACGATGAAGCTACAATGATTGAAGCTAATCTAGAAACTATGCGACGAGCAATAGAGGGTATAGATCAAATAATTAATAATAAAGATAATGTACCAGAATGGGTACAAGAAAAAATTGCTGTTACTAAGTCAATGTTAGTTAGTGTATGGGACTATATGGAATCAAAGAAACGCAAGCAAAATGAAGTTGCCTAATTATGTAGCTTGGAGTTATTGATTTTACGGAATATAATTTCTTAGTAACTTGCATTTGTACTCCTGTAACCCTAAAACTAAGGTTGTGCTAATATAACAAACATGGTATAATTACTACAGTTGCCAAAATTCTGGTAACAATTTTAAAATTTAAAAGGATAAGATATGGCAGAAGTAATGACACCCGGTATGATTATGGGTATGGGCGGTAATGGCGGCGGCGACGGTTTATTCGGTGGCGGTGGCGGCGGTGGATTGATTGGTGGATTGATCTTGGGCAGTTTATTGCGTCAAGGCAATGGCGGATTATTTGGTGGTAATGGCGATGGTGCAGGTGCAGCAGCTGTATTGCGTAGCCCTCCTGAGCAATCACAAGCTAATATGAGCTTAATGCAAGCTATTGGTATGGTAGACAAATCAGTAGCAGTAAATGCTGCCGCTTTTGAAGCGTCACAAGCTAACCAAAGTTTAGGTCTTACAAACCAATTAAACAACACTACATCTAGTTTAGCTACACGTATTGCTGATGTTAATCAGAACGTAATGGAAAACCGTTACGAATTAGCTAAAGATATTGCTGCTGATGGAGACAGAACTCGTGCACTGATCGTTGCACAGTACGAAGCTACATTGAATCGTCAACTTGGTGATGCAAACGCAGAAATTATTGCATTAAGAAATCGTTCAGCTCTTGATGCGGCTACTAATGGTATTACTCTTACAAATACCAATAACATCAATCAGATGCAACAACAGCAACAACAACAAGCACAGTATGCAAACTTGGCACATTTAATCTATGGATTGGGCCAAAACATTACAAACGGTGCAATTAACGTTGGTTCTGGTACATTAACAGCTAACCCAGTTAACACAAATACCGCTATTCGCTAATATTTGTTGTCGTTTAAGCCCTCTCAGTCACGAGCCGAGGGGGCTTTTTTATTAAGGAAACTTTATGTTTTTTCCACAACAAACACAAACACAAGGCCCACTAGGGCAAATGCAATCGCAGTTGTTACCGCCTATTTTTCCAATATTTCCTTTTGTTCCTGACCATGACTTGTTTATTAATAGCAATATAGTAGGACCGCCAGGACCGCCAGGACCACCGGGTCCACAAGGAGATCCAGGTCCAGCAGGACCACCAGGCACACCGGGATTAGTGCCTACTACAATTGTAACAACAACGCCATTTGCAGCTACTTTAGCAAATTACTATTTAGCAATTAATGTAGCAACGCCAGCGTCTGTAATATTACCTGTTAGCCCTACTGGTACAGTATTTATTATAAAAGATATTGACGGAGACGCTATAACTAACCCAATCACAATAACTGCTAGTACTACCATTGATGGTGCTGCTAGTGCAACTATTAACTCTCCTTACGGTAGCATAACCTTAATATTTAATGGTACCGAGTGGAACATTGTTTAAGGAAACAATATGTCATATACAAATAATCCACGCTCAATCATTGCAGGAACAGGTATTACTATAGCACCTACGACTGGCACTGGAGCGAACACAGTAACGATTACATCAAACGGACTTGCATTGGAGCCAGTGCGTATCGCGTTAGTATCACCAGATACAGTATTAGCAACTGATTCTATTGTAAGTTATCAACTTACTGTACCTGGTGCAGTTGCGGTAGCATTACCCGCCGGAATTACAGGCACTGTCTATTATATTAAAGATGGTACAGGCGACGCTGCCACTAATAACATTACCATTACGCCAGCTGCTGGTACAATTGATGGTGCTGCTATAGCCACTATCAATAGCAATTTTGGCGCAATAACACTGGCGTACACCGGCGCTAAGTGGGAAATTATCTAAGGATAAAAATGACTTACCAGAACACACCTAGATCCGTTTTAGCAGGCGCAGGATTAACACAAGTACCAGTCTCAAATGGTGAAGCAGGGGTGCAGTCAGTTGTTTTAACTAGTGACATTGCCACCACTACTAGTCCTGGTATTATCCAAGTTGGTAGTGGTTTATCTATTACTCCAACAGGCATACTATCTGCTAATAGTGGAAGTAGTTTAATATCAGTAAAATTAACTAGTGTAGACTATACTGCGTTAGCTACAGATTACTATATTGGTGCTACTAAAAAAGACATAGATATTACGTTGCCACTAGGAATAGTTGGCAAAGTTTACGTAGTTAAAAATCAAGCCAATGGTAGTATTGAAGTAAAAGGTTCTGGAGGCCAGAAACTTGATACATCATCAGATAAAACTCTTGGATCTGAATCAAGCATTATTGTGGTATTTGACGGTACGCGTTGGAATATTATTAACTAACAAAAAAGCCCGCTATAGCAATATAGCGGGCTTTTTCTTTATTTACGAAGTTTTAAAATATCATGTACAAGCTGTGAGCGTTCAGCCATGATAGAGTCTCGTTTTTCACGACTCCAACTAAAGCCACCATCACCGCCCCACAAGTCCCAAGCTACTCTACCTTTGCTTGGAAAACCTTCTTCGCCACTGTTAAAACCAGTGGCTTTTTTGTCTACTTCGTGGCGACTAAAGAATGAAAACATTCGTAGCACCGTAGATGCCGATAAGTTTTCACGATCTTTTAGTTGATTAGCTCGTGCTAAACCAACTAATGTGCCGCCTGGCTTACCTTCTTCTTTCCATTTTAGCGCACGACGAGCAGCGCTTGCCATGCCTTCTGTTGGTTTATACATTTCTGCCATAATTAATCTCTATAAGCTAAAATAATTTGTTTACACATTTTAGATCGGACAATGTCATCATCCATGAATCGGACAACTTCAATATCTGGAATACGATCTAGTCGATGAATAGCGTCTGATAACCCTGAATCAGGAATATCGGCTTGATCTACATCGCCACTAATAATCATTTTGCAGTTCTTACCAATGCGTGATAACAGCATCTTCATTTCTTCTCGTGTAGCATTTTGTGCTTCATCTAAAAGAACAATGCAATTGTCAAAAGTTGCACCTCGCATAAAGCCCAGTGGTTTAGGCTCAATCGTTTTTGCTTTTAATGCATACTCGTAAAAACCTTTTCCAAGGCTACGAGTAAACACGTTATCAAAAGGTTCTAGATATGGAGCATATTTCTCCTCTAGTGTACCTGGTAAAAATCCTAGCCCGCGTCCTGTTTCCACATTGGGTCTAGTCAGAACTATCTTCTGAATACGTCTATGAAAGAGTTCTCCCGCAGCATATGTTGCTGCTACATACGTCTTACCTGTTCCAGCACTTCCTACACCAAATACAATTTGATTAGATTGAATTGCTCTTAGATATTCCGCTTGTATAAAGTTTAATGGTTTTACATCTGTAAATCCATATTCTATAGGGTTACGTTCCAATTGAATAACATTGTCGCGTCTTGCTCTTTTACCACTTGCCATAAACTTCCTTGTAAGGTTGATAAAATTGATCTGCCAATTTATATTATAGCAGACCTAGGTATGCTTGTCAAATATAAATTTACTTCTTCTTGGCGTCTTCAACTTTTGTGCCTTCAAGCTTTTTGTGCACTTTAATAGTTTTACACTCTTGTGCAGGACTACCATCAGCTTTTTTAATGGGCTTACCTGCTTTGTCTGTTTTATCCTTACAGACTTGTTTAGTTTCTGCTTCTGCAAATGCTGAAACAAGTGTTAAACTAGTAACGATTGCTAAAATAAATTTTTTCATTTCTTTTCCTTAGTTGGTGCAAACTTTTCGCTTGCTGTAAATCCTAATCCTGCAACTACAATATACATCATAGAATCAAATAGTTTCTGATCTATTTGGTAGCCAAATACCATTGCTACAAAAGCACTGGCACATAGTAAAAATGCTAAAAAAGTAATTACTCGCTTACTACTAACAGCTGGGTCTTCCGACAACATAGTCTTTAGACGTTCCATTTAAATCTCCGGGTGAGGTGCTTGAATAGGGGCCGGTTTGCCATTAATATAAGTAATATTAGTAACAGGAGCAGCACTAGTTCCATTAAAGCCTGCAGTTGTAGAAAATGGTGCTGTAAATTGCGGTTCAATTTTAACTGGATTAGCTTTAGCATAAGTATTTGAGTTTTCTTGCGCTTGCTTAATCATATCTTTTTTCATTTCCATTTCTTCTTTGCTACCACCAGCTAACATAATCCCTGACAGTGTACCTGTTAAGAAAGTAGCAATTGGAATAATCATTTCAAAAAACTTTTGATCGATTGGGCTGATAGCATTTAATGGTTGAGTAATGAAAATAATTGAGTATAACACTACAAACACAATTCCTGTTAGGGTAAGCGCAAGACAGATGCCAATAAAGAATTTTAGGCGCGCCATTAGCTGATCTTCAGTATAGATAATTGTATTACTTTCCACAATTAGCTCCTTGTGTTGGTGTTGTACATTGTGCTTTTCCCATGGGTTCTACTCTCGTTTCTGGAGGGCCAAGTCGTGGATCTCGTTGACCTTTAAAAATGTGTTCTGGACAAGTTCTTGTTACGTCACATATTGGTACTTTGCAATAATCTTTGTCCCAGTTTGATGGATCTTGGCAAGGATATCGAAAGCTGTCTTTGCCACAAAATGCTAAAGCCACTGGAAATAACAGCAAGATTATTGCCCACTTAAATAGTTTTAAATCATTGTGCACTAAAATTCCCTTACCTTGTTAATATGGCAAATGTAAGTCCAAATGTTGGGACTACTATTGCAATAAACGCTATAA